CCTTGTTCAGTTTCTCGCAGAACGTACTCACCTGCATCAGCCCACCTCCAATGTGACCGTGCCGGTCACCGCAATCTCTTCCTCCGACAGGGAAACGTTGTCAGGTAAACCGTTAAGCAACAGGTTGGAATAATCTTCCACCCCCTCGGTCCCCAGCAGCAGGTTGCCGACTCTGGCCATGCTTACATAGGACATATCCAGGGCCTCCTTACGCAGGTATGCGGCCAGGGATATCCTGAATGCCTCCTGTACAGTTCCCAGGTTCCGTCCTGCCTGTAGCCGGATGTCTGCTGACACATTGACAGCCTTTTCCACAACAGATGCCACGATCACATCTGCGCCGATAGGGCGCAGCTCCTCAATATGGTTTTTGACCGTCTGCAGCAGGCCAGTACCTGCGGCGGACATATTGGCATCCGCTACGATGACCTTGACTGTCCCTGGTCCATTGGCCAGCGGGAATACTTTGGCCGCCCCGATTCCTTCACACTCCATGGCCCAGTTGTAATAATCATACCGGTTGCCGCTGGTAGAAGGTTTTTGGACCTTTGTCAGATATCGCTCCAGCAGGGCTTGCGTGGACTCCTCGTCACTCCCATCCTCAATAAGCTCCGTAAGCTCTGCCTTTGTGAGCCCCTCGATGTAATCAATGGGGACTAACGTTCCCAGTTCCCTGTTCCCAACAGCGCCCGCTGTCTCGCATTCCATTCGGTAAACTCCTTCTTCTATACGGTCCATTGCGACATAATTTAAGGTCCCCAGTGAGAACCGGGATCCTATTTCTATATCCTTGTTAAATTCACCTTTCAAAACGGCCTTGGTTGCCGGATGAGGGGTTATGTTCCATTCCGCACACCGCTTAATCAAATACTCCCGGGTAGCCGTACCAGCAAACATCTGGTCCAGAGTCCAATCAAGTCCTATATATGCATTTTGCAGTTCCACCGCAGTAGGTGCCATGGCTGTATATATGGGGGAACTCTGCCTTGTGTCTATTCCCGGACTGTCATTCTTTGCTCTCTGAAGCATCCTGTCAAGGATGACCTCATATGTGGAATCTTCATACATTACACTTTCACCTCCCTGGATGCGTCAATCTCGCCATACTGTGTATGAACAATGAATGTCACTGATAATTTCCGGCCGGACTCCTTAAAAGAAAAAGCATCGACACCCTGTATCCTGTCATCCTGCATCAGCGCCTCCTTGATACGTTTCTTTATTTTCGATTTGACAAGTCCCATAGATTTGCCAAATAAGTCTTTGAATTCCACACCATAATTCCAGTTATATATCAGCCAGTCATACCGTTCCGTATTCAGGATACAGTATATGGCCTGGCGCATGGCTTCCTTTCCGTCCACGTAGTCAGACAGAGATTCTTCATGCATCTGGAATGTTTTTGATGGAATCTGGCATATCTCAAAATCATTCTCCAGGATATCTCCTGTCTTTGGCAGCATCACGCACCTCCTTCCTAATACCGGTCAATCACAAGGTATTGCTGCGCCCCTCGTTTCTGCACCAATATAACCGCATCTCCGGCTTTCAGGGCATTCTTCACCGTGACCGCAACGTCACCCACTCCCGGTATTGACATCTGTTCCACATGATCCGTCAGATACCGTGGTATGAGCAGCTGGCCGGCTGTGGCAGTTATCTTCTGGTCTATCTGCACTGCCACCGGAGACGTCCCCGTTACAGTTCCCAAGAGTACGCTGCACGGTTTTGCCGCCTCCTCTGCCTGCCGTGAAATGTTCCTTAAATTCTCAATCCAATCATTATCCACTTATTCCAGCTCCTTTCAATGTTAGGTCCATGGTATGAACACCCTTATCAATCGAATGCGTGACGGCTTCCACCAGCAGATAGTTCCTGAGTTGCATGTCCTTCACATCCAGGAACACGGGTATAAGACATCCGGCCCGTACCTTGATATCACCAAATGCTTTCTTGATGGATAGGCTTTTAGAGGGACGGTTGTACAGGCCCAAATACGTCTCCGCTATCTTCTGACCGTCCACCCCCTTGTCCAGGGACTCGCTCATCTGCAGCACACCCCACTTGTTGATATTCTCCGTGTGTTTGGTCATAAATACATCACGCTTCTTTGAATCATCATTTTCACGGAACAGTTTAATCTGATTATAGGTATTCTTATCAATACTGACTGTAAAGTCATAGTCTTGGGCCGTCTCGTCATCAATCATCACATTGAGCTTCATGTCCTCTGCATTCCTGAGAGTAAGCTTCCCAACATCGTCATACAGCACAAACATCTTCCCTGTGGCCATCATGGTCAGGTCCAGGGCATTCAGGATAATATCAAACAGTGCCGTATCCGGTTCATTCCGGAAAGGTATCGGGTACCCAGTGTCCTCCAGGGTACCTGTCCGTAGATTGAAGTCACCAGCAATCATCTGGATAACCTCACCCGCTGTCTTATTCTCATAATTGTAGCTGTCCTTATTCTTAAGGTACCGGAGCTGGTCATAGGCCGTGACCTTGACCTCTCCGTCACTGCCCCAGCTCCGCTCAAAGATAAAGCCGAAGAACGTGGGGGTCCCATTCACATCCAGCCGGACGGCGTTTCCCTCTTCGATTTTAAGTTTTCCATCTGATATAATGGAGAAGGAGCATTTCCCTGGCTGTCCCTTGCGTTGGGTTTCCCAGGTTATGCTCCCTTTCACGGCCGGCTCATAAACTATCTGTCCGTTTTGTATATATACATGCACATTCATTGTTTCAACTCCTTATGGCATCACTAGCACCAGGCCAGGGTGAATTAAGTTGGGGTTGCTAATCTTATCCCGGTTTAAATCATGAATCTCCTTCCACCGGCTCCCATCCCCCAGCTGCTTCTTTGCAATGTTCCACAGGCAATCCCCCGATTTTACAGTATACGTTTTGGCCTGCGGCTGCTCAGCCGGGCGATTCTCCTCCGGTGTTTCAGCCGTTGGAGTCGCCTGGTCTTCTATAATAGTAAAATTCATGATTTTCGTCCCATAATGCCTGGCCTCCTTCATGGTGATGGATACCACCAAATCCAGGCCCTCCTTCACATCATCCGACACCTTGTAGTCCTCCAGGGTCACGTCCATGTTGGTGTCGAAGGAGTCTCGGATGACGATGAACTCAAAGGCGTCCCCACTCTCCTTAAGGTCCTGCAAGCGGCTGATGAACTCCTCCGCATCTTCCACACTCCCGTCCCACATGGCACATGGATAGTCCATCTGGGGCAGGACCACGTCAATGCTGATTTCCGCAAGGCCCGGAGGCCGGGTTATGTTTATTTCCTCTCCATTAATCAGAGTGGCTGTCTCATTCTGGCCTGGATACTTGATGGGTATTTTCTGAGGAGGGATGGGAAGGAGCATGTCGTCTATGTACACTTCGTATGCCATCAGATATGCCCTCCTTCCGCTGCGGATGCCAGGAACTCACTAGTGAACATGGACAGCGCCCGGCCCATGTCGTCAAAATCGGTTTTCTTGGTCAGGGTGTTGCTGTTCTTGACATCCACCTTAAGTTCGGCCAGGGTGAAACGGTTGATTACTTCCTGCTCCGCGGCATCACGCATGTATTTTAAGTCCTCGTCCAGCACGTCCATAGAGTCGGCCATTTTAGCGGTGTTACCTGCCGTATTGCCAGTGTTCATAGCGATATTATCAGTCGCTGCTTGTGCTGATGCGTTGTATCCAGCTCCAGCCTCGCCACCAGAACCATTAAATAAATCCATAACCCCCGACTCATACTCAGCTCCCCGATTATACCAATCAGATGCAACCTGCGAATAATCTTTGAAATCTCTTGTCTTTACAATCTCAACCCATTCTGCTTCGCTTTTTGCATTTTGGGCTGCCGCATCAAGCTGGGACTGAAACCGGTCAAGCCCCGCTGTGATACTAACCTCAACTCCAGGTATCTTGTTGATTACATCCTCTATGGCATGGGCCATATTGGAGACATATCCTATCACGTTTGAGGCCAGATCATAAAACAGGACTTCAACTGCCCCAATCGGGTCATTCCAAACATTGTAGAAAAAGTTAATAAATTCGGCTATTATATTCCAAAAATAAATAACTGAATTATATATGTGGGCAGCCAATACACCGAAGGCCCCAGCTATGATACCTGTTGCGCTGACAGATGTACCCGCGAATTTATTAAAGACTGCTACACCAGCATAAATTGTGGCTATTAATAGTATAATTCCGCCTACTATCCATGTAATAGGACACGCTAAAAACGCTGCGTTAAGTCCTACTTGTGCTCCTGTCGCGGTTTTTGTTGCTGCTGCTTCGGCAATACTCATGCCTGTATTAAGTGCAGCTCTTGCTGCTGCAATAGCCTTCAATCCATTGCTTATCCCTTGCACCGTATTGTACACAACCATAGCTCCATTATAGGCAACCAATGCCACTGTAACGCCTCCTATAATGGGTGCTAACCAAGACCAGTTGTCTGCTACCGCGCCACCAATATCCATGATTATACCAAATGCCTCCGTACCTATCTGGATAAATCCGCCAAACACATTCGAAAATGTCACAATGGCCGAATTAATTTGTGGCATTCTGGCCTGAACCTGCATAAGCAGATTATTAATCTGTGGTAATGCACTCTGTCCTGCATTACCAAACGCATCCTGAAAACCTTTTTGCAATAACTGCATTCTGGTTGTAGTATCCAAGGCATTTTCATTATAAGCGGCCAAGGCATCACCGCTCTGCTGATAAGCCAATTCCAGAACAGCCTGGGCCTTTGCCGCATTACTCACCGCATCAGTGCTGGAAGCAAGTCCCATTGCAACTGCCTGCTGTTTCACAATTGTTTCATTCACCTGGATTCCTAGTCCTTTCAAGGAATCATATTCACCAGATAGTGACGATTGAAACGCCCCCGAAACATCCTCTGCGCTCTTCGTGGCACTATTGAAATTAGTCAGTGCCCCAATTAGGTGCATGTATTCCCCGGTCATTTCCGTAGCTTGTTCCCTCTGCATCCCCATCGGTACCAGAAGGTCCTGCATGCCGGATGCCATTGACCTGGCCTCCGCAACCGTGGCTGGGGTTAAAGTTTGAAAGTCAGATATAAATTGGTCTGCTGAGTTAGTCATTCCCGAAAAAACGGTATTATACTTTGCTTCAGTAGCTTCCAATTGGGCCGCAGACTCATAGGTCATCTGAGCAGCCTCCTTAACCATAAGACCGATTCCCAATGCCCCCGCTATCCGCCCAATCTTTCCCGCAAGACCATCGTATGCATTACCCCCACTTTGGACAGACTCATTAAACTGCTCCTGAGCTGACACATTATCCCTTATATTCCGTTCCGCCACGTTCACCGCAGAATTAAGCTGCTGATAAGCCTTATTCGCCGCGCCAATGTCCATCCGTGAAATGGCTGCGTTCAGCTCATTCTGGATAGGTACTATCTGACTAAGATTTCCTCTCATTGCCTCTATTTGGTTATTCGTCTGTTCTGTCCTCAGATTCACAGGTATATTATTAAGCCGTTGTACCTGGTTTGACAATGACTGGATACGGTTCTGGATTGATACCATGTCATTCAGCATACCTGGTGGTGTAACAGACAGCTTTTGGGCTTGAGCCGATATCGCCTGCTGTGTCTGATATAACTGCTGTGCAATCTGGTTGGCCGATTGATATTCAGCTGCAAACCTATCCTCTCCAGTATTGGTAAATACTTTAGGTTCCGATGTTTGCGCCCAAGTGGGTTCTAGCACACTTACCGGCTTGCTTTGTACGCGTTCCAGTTCTTCCTGATACTGTACCACTGCCGCTGATGCACTATTTACCTGTTGTACTGCCGCCTCCCATTGGGCAGTATTTATTGCTGTTTCACTGGCCGTCTGTGCAGCTCCAAAACTGCCAATCATCATGTTCATGGCGGCGGCAATGGAGGATAGGACTGGCGACATCCTATCATTAAGCTGTATTGATGTTGATATTGCAGACATGCATTCACATTCCTTTCCTAAAAATTTGTATAAAAAGAACGCCCCTCTCACGAAGGACGCTCTTATACTTAATTTTTATAGACATTTTTCAACCAATGTGGGCTTTAATTTATATAATAAATAAACTACATTTACAATCTTCCCTTCCATTCTAAATAACATATACTTTATTCTTTCAAAATTTTCTTCCTTTTGGTATGTATTGTACATTTCAAGAACAATCTCCATGCCTGTAAGGTATTTTTTTACTTGAGTAATTAACTCTTGAGCCTCCTTATTCTCTGGTATATCTACTACTCTACTTTTACTCGAACTAATGCTATTACTATCTAACTTCTTACTTGGCATAACTGGAATGATTTCTTTATTCTTAGACTTATCATTCACTCGAAAGTAGTAGTCTACCAGATAATCATACACCTCCCATGCCTTATCCGTATTTAGGGACTTTGCATGGAGGAGAGCACCTTTTTCAGTCCAAAAATATGCCCGTGAAACTCGCTTCAACTCCCCATCAAATTGATGGGAGGTTTTTAATTGCCGCATTTCCTCACCTGAAACGGATACATAGTGCTTTTCCAATACATATTTCGTTTTATTTCTGATAAAGTTATTATTGATGATTTCCGGTTCTGTTCCATACATACCCGCAAGCTGTCGAGTTGTCAGAACTCTCATTCCATGTACTACTAAAGACGATAAATTCTGCATAATAAAAACTCCTTTCAATTTTTCTATTGAAAGAAATTTCCCAAAATGATATGATATATTTATCAGGCGGGAAACCTCTGGTAGCAAAATAAGTAATCCAAACTTTAGTCGGAGCGGATTACTTATTTTTTTGTTTCGGCATATACCTTTTCGATTCCGTTCATTATCACTTCATACTGCGTCTGATTTAGCCTTATACAGCATTCTTCTAACAAGGCTTTATCTTCTTTAGTCGCGCGAATCTTAATCTGTTCAGATTTCGGATTATCGATTTTCGGTCTGCCAGTACGTGGACTCATTTCATCACCTCACTTATCGAGTACACAATAATTATATTATGGTGTACCCAATAAGTCAAGCGATAAATTCAATTATTTTCCATCCTACCTGTGGAGCCAAAAAGACGCCGCATTAGCAACGTCTTGAAAGTCTAAATGTATTTCCGCTTTTTTCTCTAACTATAATATTCTCATCTGCCATTTGCTTAATAATAATAGCAACATCACTTTTGTTTAATTCCCCATATTCTTTAAAAATATTTACTTGCAAAACACTTCCCTCATTATCTATCTGTCCTAGGATAAATGTTTTTACTGAATCTAATCTTCCCTTCTCTCTTGTAAATTTCTCATAGTCTTTAATGGTTTCTTTTACAATTTGTAATTCTCCCCCCATATTCATAAAATTATAATAGGCTCTTCCACATTTACCAGCGTTCAAATATAGCCTTTTTTGCTCTTCTAAATAACTTAATGTACTAATTAACCTATCCTTGCTCAATACCCTTAATTTATTTTGATGATGCCTTTCCTCAACTGTCGCAATATCATCATAATCTCCAACCGGCTCAAAAGTATCAAAAGTATGCAACATCATAAATTTATCAGCAAGTGAAAGCTTTGTTTTATCAAGCTCATCATATATAATATGCCCATACTTGCAACTCTCTTGATTTGGACAACCATCACAATTACATTTGGGATACTGGGTTGTTTGAACTAGTTCAGGTTGATAAACTGGTTCAGAAGTAGAAAAATTTTGCCTATCATCTGTATTAACTAATGGTTCTATAGATTGTCTATTCTGTCTCTTCCCTTTTTTTAAAAAATCAAATAATCCCATATAGACCCTCCGAATATAATATAATTATTTATTATACCGTATTGGCTTACTGTTTTCCATCCTTTTCATACCTATAAGCAAAATCATTATGCAATGCCTTGCCAAGTTTATGGGGAGTCCTGGAACATATCTAAGCAGAAGTTCTTCCCTAATGTTCAGTAATCATACATTAGCCTCCTTTCACCACATAACAAGAACACCTGAATTTCTCCAGATGCTCTTTGTATAACACTTTATAACTCTACTTTATTAACTTGTACTTTTATCATAG